GGAATGTCTTTCGCATTTCTGCGTTGATCCGATCATAATAAGTTTTGGTTCCCTCTGCAACCCCTTCTTCTATAAGGTCTTGCGAGATAGCTACAGCGCGGCGCTGCATCTTACGATCTTCTAGGAACCATTGATTGTTTTGCAGCCAGTCTACCGTCTCTGGAGGTAACTGCGCTTCCGCTTGCTGGCGTTGCGGCGGGGGAGGTGGCTGGAACGCTGCTTGCGGCTGAAACTGAGCGATCTGCGCACGCTGCTGAGTAAACTCAACCAGCTTGCGGTTAGCTTCGGCTTCCTTGTCGATGTCGGCGGACTCACGCGCTGCGGCGAACTCGCGCTGCACGGCGTTGATCTGCGCCTCACGGGCGGCTAGTGCCTCGCGCTGAAGAGACTTTTGCAGTTCTTCCTTTTCGCGGGATAACTGCTCGATGACATTCTTCGCGCCGTTGGCGTAGTCGAAGAGAGCTTGCGAGTTCCGCTTCTCTTCTTCGATCTGGCGCTCTCGCTCGCGAACGTGATACGTCAGCGTCTCAAAGCGCTTCTTGATCGAGCGCGGGAATTTGTCGATGTCCTGCGCATCCTCTTCTTCCTGCTTACGGATGGCCTCCTCATCAAACGCAGGGCGGTCGGAAACGACTTCCGGCTCAACCTCTACCTCGATAGGAAGCTCCTGCTCCACTCCCTCTACGATGACTTCATCTTCCATTACATGTTCCTCCGCACCAGTTCAGGGGCAGGGACCACGGCGGTCACGCAGGCGTCGGCGACGAGGCGATACTCTTCAGCCTCAGTGCTGCCGCCGACAAGGAAACGCTGCCCGGCGTATGGAGCCATGATGATCGTATCGCCGACCTTGCAGCGAGGACCGGCAGGAAAATTCTCAGGCGGGTTGTTGAAGCACTCCGGCCCAAGCAGGATCACATCAGCCAGCGGGCAGGCGTGCTGCTCGTCGGCGATGCGGCTTTCCGGGACATAGAGAAGGCTCTCTTTACTTACCTTCTCGCTCAACTTCCGCATCTTCACGAGCATATAAGGCCCGCGAGGCTGGGGAAGGTCTTCGATAGCCACATCCGATATGGTGCGAATGGGCTCTAACACTGTACTCATGCAGTGTCCTCCTCTGACTGGTCTGGTTGCTTCGACATTACTTCGTCGAACTCTTCAAGGGCCATCTTCAGACCGTAGATGATCCCACATGCGCGGCGATATTGCTCGATGGTTTCGCATCGATCGTCGGACAGCATGTCCGATTGCACCGCGATTTTATCGTTGATAGCAGAGCTAAACCTAGTTCTGAGGGAAGCCACGTTGCATCTCCTCAATCCGCGCCAATTTCTCAGCGATCTCAGCGTTTACGCGCTGCTGGTCAAGCATGAACTGCTGGTGCTGTAGTTTCAACTCCGCCAGGAAATGTTCGTTCTTGTCGATGGCCGACTCAGATGCCAGACGTTCGTTCGACTTGATGCGCTCGCGCTCAGTCGCTTGCTGCTCGGCGGCTTTCTGTAGGCCAGCCTCAATCTTCATCTTTTCAATCTGGGGCTTCTGCTTAACAGTCTCAGCCTTAATCTGCAACTCCGCCTGCTGCATCTGGATCACCGGGTCCTGTGCCTTAGCCTCAGCCTCTTTGGCAGCAGCTTCCGCCTGATGCTTGCCAGCCAAACGGCGGGCAGCTTCCGCGATAGCCGGAGCAATGTTCTGCTCGATCTCTGGCGGCATATGGTCATCCATTGCCGGTAGCGGGACGCCCAACTCACGGGCCATGTCTTGCCGATACTTGTACCCATAGTGCTCTGCGTAGTGCGCTTGAGCGGCAGAAAATATGGCGTTGGCGTTCGGGTTCTGACCTAATGCCGCCGCCGTCACCGGGTCTTTAATATACGACTCCAGGATCATCATGTGCTGCTCGTGAGGTTGCCACTCGTATACCTTCACTGGCTGCATGTTCGTGATCATCTGGTTCTCAGTTACCTGATCCAGCGGCGGGATGGACTCCTTATCAGGAACAATCCGCTCGGCGTCACGAATACCCAAAACTTCGAGCATCTTACGGTGTAGCAACGGCAGGTTGTAAATCTGCGGAGCCGTCGCCGACATCTGAATAGCCGACTGGTATTGCGTGACGCGCTGCGGCAAGGTAGCCGCGTTAGGATCGCTGACCGGAAGGATGTCGATGCGCTCGTCGAAATCAGACCGCTTGATCTCGCGAGGCCCGTCTACTTCGTACTCGTAGGTTTCCTTCTTCGAGTCGCGAATCAGGCGAGCGAGAATACGGAACTCCAACCGCATCGAGTTATGAAGGCGAGCCTGGACTGCGCTCATCACCTTCATCGCCCGGTCCATGATGGCGAGCGTCGTCCCTACCGGAGCCTGTGCAGATACATCGCCGATCTCAACATCAGCGATCGAGCCCAACTTGCGCCCTTCCTCAACGACGTTCTGCAACAGCGCAAGTAGCACCGTCGACGGGTCTTTGTACGGCAGAGGCAAAAACGACTCAGACAGCTTCATGCCGCTGACATCAGCCTCGCGCCATTCACCAGGACGGATCGGCGACGAGTCGCCCTTCATCCGCAGACCCTTCGCTTTCAGCCCGCCAGGGAGATTCGCCAACGTGCCAGCATCGATAAGCTGGCGCATGATCATCGTCGCCGCTTTAGCCGACGCACCAATCAGATGAAGTAGGCCGTATCCGTAGAATCCCATCCCCGGCACATAAGAGTAGTCGACGTACCAGAGGATTTTCTGCTTGAACGGGTCTTCCTCTCTCCAGTTCCGGTACAGCCCAATGATCGTTCCGCTTGGGTCGAGCGTGACGATATAAGGGAGCGCAATGCCATCCGGGTCTTCGCCAAGATCAATATCTGCGTGACACTCAAAGAGTTCAACCTCGCCTTCAAGGGTAGGCGGAGGATCTTCTCGGTTGATCTCATCTTTCTTTTCCTGTAGCGAGGACGACACCGGGACGGCTTCGTCTACCTGAATGTCCTTGTAGAACCCGCTTACCTGGAACCTGTGTAATTCGTTCTTCGATATCGTGAATATCTCGGTGTAGCGCGGCGACTTGCGCAGCGATACCGCACCGTATGGCACGATGAACTTTTCAGCAGGAATGTAGCGAGCGGCTGGCTCTCCAGTGATCGGGTCTGGGTACAACTTGCGGAATGCGGATCCGCAGGTAGCAAGGCCAAACAGCAACTTCTCTGTTTCTGGCCGATAGTCCTCCAGCTTTTCAACGAGTTGATAGTTGAACTCAGCAACCACCCGCTGGGCCTGCTTCTCACGCTCCTCGGTGATCTCCCCAATAATGTTCGCCTTAGCTGGGCCGGATGGAGGGAAAATCTCCATAATGGCGTTCGACTGAAACCGAACTACCGCTTCAGGAATCAATGTCGAGAACAACCCACAAGCTCCAGGCCACGGGATCGACATCTGCTCTGTCTTCATGCCGAGAAGGTTAAGCCCTTTGGTATAGGCGTCTTCCCAGTCCTTGCGCGACATCTTATCGGCATCGATATCGCTGATCAGTTGCGTGCCGGTCGTTCTCAGTAACGATTCATCCAGCGATAGCGCAAGGTTCGCGTTAAACCCTACCGGGGCGACTGGTTCTTCTTCTTCGTACCCATAGGAGCCATCTTCAAACTCCTGTAGTTCCCCCTCAAAGACGGGCTCCTCGGCAGTCTCTACTTCAATGGAAACTGACGGCTCGTCTTCGATCGGAAGAATGCGGTCGAACATTGATTAAGTTATACCACAACTGGAAATTATCACCCCAAATTATAGAACGCCATCGGAGCAGCGTTATCCTGATCGTTTTCTTCCTCATCCGTATCGAACCGGATGAACCCTCCCTCGCGAAACTTGGCTAATGCTTGAGACACGGTATCCACGTAATCGTCGTACTGGCCGTTAGGGAACTCAGCGCACTCCTCGATCACTTCCTCTGCCCACGCTCTCTTGGGAGCCCATACAAGTCCAGAGGTGAACATCTCCAGGATGCGATTCACACGGGATATTTTGTCGTTCGACGCCGTGTACTGGTTCCCGGTAGGCCGATAGGAGGTGACGGGAACGCCAGTCTCCCGTAGTTCTTGAATCAACTGGATACCAGCACTTTTGTTTTCAACAAGAAGGCAATCCGGGTGGCCATCCTTCACCACCGAGTTGTACTTGCGAACGACCGCTTTCTTTAGATCAGGGAAGTCCCATTTCCCTCGCTCAGCGTCGAGCAGGATGATGTTGTAAACTCCCTTGTCCTCCTTGGCAGACGTGCGAAATACACCCCAAGTGGTACAGGCGGAGTAGTTAGACTTATCGTTCTTGGTAGCCGCCATATCCCATGACTGGATCACGAACTCGCATACGGGGGCACGCTTATCATCCTCCCAGCGCTTCCAATGCTCCCGCTTCATCATCGACACAACATCAGCGCTTGGGTCTTGCTGGTACATCGAGTTCCAGCGCCACGCGCCACCGGGCTCCGACATCATCGTTTCGCGAAGCTGGATCACAGCCTTGGTCGGCCAGAACTCTGGCCAAGTCGACCGCCACTCAGAGTCGCCTTCGGCGTTTTGGTACTCTTCTAGGGCTGGGATCGTGACTACTTCCCATTGGAACGACTTCGAGTTCCGTTTAGCTGCATCTATCAGTCGCCCTGTCAGATCGTGCTTTGACCAGCGCTGCATGACGACGAGAATCGACCCGCCTGGGTGAACGCGGCTATATGCCGACTGAATCCAGTTCCAGGTGGCATCGTAGTCTTCCTTCGACGGCGGCTCCATCTTGCCATCGATCGACTCGGATTCGCTGTGCGGATCATCGACGATGCACAAATCTCCACCGCGTCCATATATAGTGGACCCGATACCGGCAGCGAAATACTCGCCTTTGTAGTTCGTCCTCCACTTGTCTTTAGCGGAAGCGTCCTTTGACAGCTTCACATTCGGGAAGACTTCTTGGTACTCCGGGGTGTCTAAAAGGTTCCTGATCTTCGCACCAAAGTCAGCCGCGAGAGTTTTGACGTTGGTAATGTGAAGAATTTTCTTCTTTGGAAACCGGCCAATAAACCACGAAGGGAACAGATACGATGTGTACTCAGACTTCCCTCGACGCGGGGCGATGTTGATAATCAACTTCACCTCTTCTCCATCAGCAATCCGGTGAAACGCCTTCGTCAGGATATCGAAGTGCCTACCGGGTAGCCGGTCTGGATCCATTCTCTTCGCAAACTCCGCAAAATCCAACCTCGCCTTCGCCACTCCAAACCGCTTCGTCAGCGTAGCTACCATCTGCGCTACCTTTTGGCGCGTCTCAGGCGGCATCGCCTCAATCTTCTGGCGGATCTCCACGTCAGTGAACTTGCCGCCCATCAACTCGCGCATCCGATGGAACTCGGCTATATCCTCGCGAGCCTTGGCGTCTTCATCGACAAATACCGGGGTTGGTTCTCGCTTAGGTCTAGCCATTATTTACTGGTATACCACTCGTCCGCGCAACCGGGAGGGCGGAGGTTGGGGATACGGACGGAGGCAATGGCATCGCGCCTAACCTTACGCAACCCTTCCCATACGTGATGCATGTAAAATGTTCCGTCGATTTCTCTCCAAGCGGCTTCATTGACATTTGCTTTTGGAGACGGTCTATCAGTTGAATAGTCGATGAACACCTCTCTAGTGTTCTGGTCGACTCGCACGAACTGGCAGTTGGCATCGGACGGGACCGGCAACCCAAGCTCCTTTGCCGTAAAAAGTATGGCGTCTCCGGTAATGGAGATGGTTTGAATATTCATCCTCTCCCCACTTCCCGCCACCAAGCGGCATCTTTCTTTTCAGCCGCATCCAGCGCAGCCCGCTCGCCAGCTAGGATAGCGCGGCGCTCGGCGAGCAGGGCGTCGAGTGGGTGCCAGCGGCGGAGATAATCTGGCGTTGACCATGGGCTGCTTTGCGAGCGGGAGGGGTTGAATGTGTACCTGTTCAGCATTGGCCTATTAAACCGGAGCATCCTTTCGCTTAACCATGCGTGCTGAGCCTTTTCCCACAGTAAGTAATCGTCGTAGCTTGCCAGCACGCCTCGGTCGCTACGATAAAAAAGCGCTCGCATCTTCTCGTACTCTGGGTACCGACTCATCACTTCGCCACTCCTTTATACTTCTCTTCCATCTTGTTAAACTCCTCCTGCCAGTGCGCGTCCGGTTGGCCGTCGAAGCCGCAGGGCTTTTCAGGGGCGAGCCACTGAGCAGTAAAGCCAAGCGTGAGATAGCAGAGTAGCGCTCCGAAAGCTAAGAGGATGTAGTCTCGGGAAGTTGGGTTCATCTATTGCACTGTAACCCACCTTGTGTCACAATGTCAACTGTGGCAATCATGGGGCGCAAGCCCAAACAATACCAATGCGGCATGTGCGGTCGCATCCTCACCGCCCGCGAATGGAGAACGCACCCTACCAAGTGTCAAGGAAAACCCAAATGACCACCCTAATCATCATCGCCGCCGTAGTAGCAGGCATCTGGGGTATGACGAAAGTGAGGCAGAGATGACCAACGAGCAAAACGCCCGCATCGCGTCGGCCCTCTGCGGCTACGAAGTCCAAGTCTCCCCCGCTGGCAAGTGGTACGTGGTGACGGGCGATGAGACGAAGCCGATGCCGGACTACGAGGTCGACAGCGCAGAGACGCTATCTACGGTGGAGGCGCTGTGCAAGAGCCGAGAGTGGTTGTGTGGTGTTGACCGGCTACTTGGTGTCTACAGCGCCTACGTCGATAACGTGTCGTCTACGCAGCGCACCATCACCTCCGCCCTCGCCCACTGCCTGCTCAAGATCGCGGAGGGGGAGTAATGAAAGTCACAGGCCGAAACAACCACGACCAAGCCACGCAGGCTGAGTTAACGCCTCAGGAGATTAATACTATCATGTGGGCGCTCTACCACTACGACAACGACAAGGCCACGCAATTACGCGATGACCTGTCTGGCATCGAGGGATGCACCGTCCGCTTCGACGGGCGCGGGAAGAATGGATTATGACCACCTCCCAACGCACCGCCAACCTCCACAAAATAGCCAAAGCCGCCGTGCATATCGAGCGCACGCGAAGCATCCCCGCTGAACTCACAACCGGCCAGTGCATTCTGGAGTCCGGATGGCTAGGCAAGGCTATCGGCCAAAATGCGTTCGGCATCAAGGCCGTCAAAGGCCAACCCTTCCGCCGCGTAATCACCACTGAGCGCTTGACGCCAAAGCAACTCGAAGCCGAACGCGTCAAGGGCTACCGAATCGTCTCCTACGAACGGCCAGTCGCAGTGCTTGAGCAGGACTTCGCCGACTACGCCACGCTCGAAGAGTGCTTCGAGGCGTATGCCGACTTGCTGACGAAAGGCAGGTATTTCAAGGGCCGATTCGCCCGATACCTGGAGCATCGCGATCTTGATCGCCTTCTCAGCGACATGAGCGGCAAAGACGGACAGCCGCCTTACTTCACTGGCGCTGGCTACGCTGAGCTTTGGAGGTCGATCGTGGGACAGGCGAATGTGAAGGCGGCTATTGCGGAGGAACGGAATGCGACCTGAACACCTAGCCCTTTCCCGCAAACTCAAAGACCCCAAGCGGCTGGCGAAGCTGCTGGAGGCGCTGCGGGAAAATAAGCCGCCATGGGTAGTGGGGGTCGTCGAGCCCTCTGAGCTTATCCTTGAGACGCTGCATTACATGGGGATAACCGTATGAAGCACAAACGCCAACCACCCGGCTACTGCACCCAATGCCAGCAGGAATGGCCTGCGGATGAGATGTCGATATACGAAAAGGATACCTGCTGGCGATGCGACGACACACCATGCAAGCGCATAGAAACCAAACAGCAACCTCGCCTCCCAGGATCGAAGTCGTGATAGTATTGCAATAGGGTCTGATCCACCCCAACCGTACTCCGGTTTGAGATGGGGGGCCGCGCAAGCGGCCTCTTACAAACCGAGTTCGGCACATCTCAACCACTTGGAGTTCGATATGCCAAAGGCTATTCCCATTGAGGAAGAAATCGGCAAGCGCTATGGGCGGCTGGTCGTGATTGGTCAAACCGAAAAAGACAAATACGGACACAAAGTGTTCTGTTGTACATGCGAATGCGGAAGCACACACTTTGCGACAGCAGTAAACATTAAGAGTGGAAGGACCTCTTCGTGTGGATGCCTAAAGTCTGAATTAAGAATCAGGCTTAACACTACACATGGAGACACTATTGGTGGGAAGCAGACCTCTGAATACCAGATATACACGAAAATTCTTCAGAGGTGCATGAATCCTAACGATAGAGGATACCACCGATACGGAGCAAGAGGCATTACGGTAAGCCATTCATGGGCTGCGTCTTTTTCTGCGTTCATTTTTGATATGGGACAAAGGCCGTCTCAGTTTCACTCAATAGAGAGAATCGACAACAATAAAGGGTATTCCAAGGAAAACTGCAAATGGGCCACTAGAGCCGAGCAAAACAACAACAAAAGAAACAACGTGATCCTAACGTGGAACGGCCAATCTAAAACCATGAGCCAGTGGGCTAACGAACTCGGAGTGAATTATAAATCGATGAGAAAATGGATTCGAGTGAAAGGGCTATCCATTGAAGAGTGCATCGAGAAATCAAACCGAACGCGAGGTAGTAGCGGAGTGCATCGGTTGGCTTAGATCCAAAAACTGGATTTGCCGAAGGAACCACGTTGGCGTATTCGAGACGCAGTACGGGAAGCCAATGCGGGTAGGTGAAGTCGGAAGCTGCGATTGGATCTGCATTAGAGCGCTTCCAGATAGAAATGCGGAGTACACGGAAGTAGAATTTAAGGCCAACGGTAAGAAACCACGAAAGGAACAATTGGAGTACATGGCAAAACGAACCCACCAAGGATTCAATGTGACGTGGGTGGACTCTCTCGACATGCTGAAAGCGTGGTACGCCGAACGCTATGGGTCTTAGGCCTTATCAAGCTGAAGGCGTCGAACAAATCCGCCAGCATTTCCGTCAAGGATCCAAGCGAGTCCTCTACTGCCTGCCAACATCAGGCGGCAAGACTGTCATCGCCGACTACGTAATATCGAGCGCCGCCGCGAAGGGCGGGAAGGCGTTGTTCCTTGCTGCTCGACGGGAGTTGATCCACCAAGCCAGCAAGAGAATGTCGACAGCGCATGGCGTGATCCTCGCCGGGGATAAGCGCGTTGACCCCACTGCATCAGTTCAGGTGGCTTCCGTCCAGACCCTCCTCAATCGAGAACTCCCGTTCACGCCGACGCTGATTTTCTTGGATGAATGTCACCACTCCACCGCGAAGACCCACCAGGAATTGTTGTCACGGTTCCCTGATACTCCGGTTATCGGGCTGTCTGGATCTCCAGTAAGAGCCAGCGGCATGGGGCTTGGCGACTACTTCACCAGCATGGTGCTTGGCCCTGGTATCGAAGACCTCCAGCGCCTTGGGTATATCGTCCCACTCAAACACCTAGTCGGGCCGCAAGACAAGTCGCTGTTCGCGGATCCGGTGAACATGTGGCTGGAAAAAGCTAAAGGCCGTCCGACGATGGCGTTCTGCTCCAGTGTCGAGGAGTCGGTGAAGCTGGCTGACCGATTCAACTCTATGGGCATCCGCGCGATTCACTGTGACGGCACTACCGACTCCGACGAACGAGATCAGATCCCAGCGAAGATCGCCAGCGGAAAAATCCAAGTGGCCTGCAATTTCGCGGTTTGGGTGGAAGGAGTCGATATCCCATCGATCTCCTGCGTTATCTTCGACAGGAAGACATCGAGCGTTGCCGTCTACTTGCAGGCCGCTGGGCGGGGACTTCGCATCTCTCCAGGCAAAGAAGACCTGCTTTTCCTTGACCATGGTGGCAACTTATATACTCACGGACGAATCGACCAAAACCGGCAGTGGCAACTGACCAAAGGCCGCGATGTCATCGCAGGTCCATCGACGCCGGATGTTGATGACAAGATTACCGTTTGCCCGAAGTGTTACACGGTCGCGCCGCCACAAGCCACGCATTGCGCCTGCGGATACAAGTTCTTCAAGAAGCAGAAAAAGTCGTACAAGCACAAGCCTGGGACGCTGGAACTACACCACGACAGCGGCGACGTTACGTTGATCTCGCAGGACCAGCAGCGAGCGGACTTCGAGCGGTTCCTGTGGCAGCAGCGCAACGGCAAGAAGAAGGACGGGTCGGCGTTTTCACCGAGGTATGCTGGGTTCCGCTTCTTCCAACAGTTCGGGATTTGGCCTCCACGGGAGTGGGAGCGGTGAGTTTACCAACCTAAAATAGCCGACCGCATATTGGCGCTTGACCACGGGGTGGCGTTCGGGTAGTATTGAGTTCTACCCAACATCACGGATTCTTAGATGCAAACTCAACTCAAAGTTGCCACCACCGTCCGAATGCCGGACAACCTTCACTACCTCGCTCGTATCGAGGCCGCGAAGGCCCGCCTCACCCTCAGCGACTACATCGTCACTGTACTTGAGAAGGCTGTGCCGCAGCCGAAAAAGGCGGCGAAATGAGCAGAAAGGAGGACATTCTTTCCGACGTTGCGGCGATGCGAATTGAGCGGCTTGGTCTACTCGGATTTATTAAAGTCGCGATTCCGCAAGAAGCAGCGATAGCGCAGCGTCGTGTCGACAAGATCGAAGAGCGTTTCGCTGAAATTGGTCTAAACGAATCTGGCTTTGAGCGTGCAAAATGACCACAATGCTAGACTACGCCCTCGGCTACGCTCGCCGGGGTTGGAAGGTATTCCCTCTCGCTGTCCGCGACAAGGTGCCGTTGATCAAGGGAGGGAACGGGTGCCTGGACGCCACGACCGACGAAGATCAGATCAAGAAGTGGTGGGCGTCTACCCCAGCCGCGAACATTGGCCTAGCTACCGGCCATGGCTTTTTCGTAGTTGACGTTGACCCTAAGAGCAACGGGCACCTTTGGCTTGACTCCGTTGACCTGCCTTGGACTTTGACGCAGAAAACCGGATCAGGCGGAACTCATTGCCTTTATACCGGGCCTGACTCAATACCGAACTCAGCCAGCCAGATTGCCCTTGGAGTTGACATCCGAGGTAAGGGCGGTTATATCGTCGCTCCTCCGAGTATTCATCCGAACGGCAAGCCTTATATCTGGGACGACGCTGAAACTATCCCTACGGACGACCCGCAGCCAGCGCCTGGGTGGCTTCTCGATGAGATCGCAAAAACAAAAAACAGCGGGGTTCCGCCTATCGGCGAGACGATCTACCACCCCGTTCAACACAAGACTTTATGGAAGTATGCCTGCTCTCTTTGGGGTGGAAAGGTAAAGTACAGCGAAGCAGAGGTGCTGGCCGCTGTTACCGTTTTATCAAAACGCTGCGAGGAGGTTCCACCTGAGAAAAACGTCGAGAAGATCGTCTACTCGGTCACTCGGAAGCACCCACAGGGGCTGTCTCCTGAGTATGCGGCGAAAGCCAAGCAGTACGTCGGCCAAGCGCCTCAGCCAAAACCTGAAGAAGAGTATGTGGACGATATACCTGACGAGCCACTTGGCGTAGACCTCGAAGTTGCCGACGCGATCGCCAGAGACGACATGACCGCGATCTGGAATATGCTCAAAACGCTGGCAGCAATGCCAGTCGCTGAGTACCAGATCAACCGGGCTGCGATCAAGGCGCATTTCAAGACGAAAATCAGCATCTCGGCATTAGACGCTGAGGTGGAT